TAGGTCCAGTCCTGGGGTTTTTCGGTGGTGAACGCGCCAACCAAGAGCGCGAAGCTGCTGCTTATGGCCAGATGCATTTCCAGGAGCGTATGTCCTCTACCGCCTACCAAAGGGCGGTCCAGGACATGCAATCTGCTGGACTAAACCCTATGCTGGCGTATTCACAAGGCGGGGCTTCGGCCCCGATGGGAGCCATGCCGCAGGTTGAAAATACTGCGGCTTCAGCTTTTCAGGGATCACAGATCTCTGCGATGGTTGATAATTTACGCGCCATGAATGACAAGATTGCAGCTGAGACTAAGAATGTCGAGTCTCAGACCGCGGTTAATTTGGCGCAGATCCCATACCTTGAGCAGCAAACAAGGACAAGCGTTTCGAGTGCGGCTAACCTTGAAGCTCAGACTAAGAACATCCTCGAGCGTCTAGAAAAGCAGATGCCAGAAGAAGTGCATAAGTTGATTTCTGAGGCTATTCGTAATTTTGAGACTACGACTAATCTGAATGCTCAAACTCGTAATCTTTACGAAACGTTTGCTTTAATCAAACAGCAGGTTAAGACTGAACGTGAAAAAACTGCTGTAACTCGTGCAGAGGCCGAGCTTCGTGCGTTGGATATTCCTAAAGCGCGAAACGAAGCAGGTGTCCAGGAGGACTGGTGGAAGAAGAATGTTTCGCCATATCTTGGCGATCTTGGTGCTGTAACTAACTCGGCCGGTCGTCTCGGCCTTCGGAGGTGACATGAAAGTATTTTTGCGCACTGGTTATAACTATGATGTGGATGCCGCTAGTCTTGAGTCGGGCCTTGCTTGCAAGGATCCTTCGCTTGCTGTTGAGTCTTTTGCGGATGAGGCTGATATCAACAACATCGTCAATCGTTTTCTCAAAACTGGTGAGCTTCCTGCGAATTTTAGGGTGCCGACTTATCAAGATTTTGAAGGCGTTTTTGATTTCCAGACGGCGATGAATGCCGTTCGCCAGGCAGCTGATGCGTTTATGCAGCTGCCGGCAAGTGTCCGTTCCCGTTTCGGGAACGACCCGCAACAGTTCGTGGAATTTTGTTCTGATACCGAGAACCTCGAGGAAGCGCGTAAGCTGGGGCTGACGATTCCACAGCCATCGCGCGCGGGGGTTACCCCAGCGGCTGCGTCTGAGGCCGCTGGGGCGGGTTCTGGTGAATTCTCAGCGGTTTCCGGTGGTGAGGCAAAACCGGTTTCATAAAACGGTTGCGCAGCCTAGCCCATTGCTTATACTTGATGTAAATGGGCTAGGTGACACCGATTTCATGAGGTGTCTATGTTTTTTTCCTGTTTTTTCTTTTTATTCAATGGTTTAGGAGGTTTTAATGCGTCCCCTGTCTCGAAAGCCTGTGAACAAGTCCCGCTCGGCCAAGTCGTTCAGATCGTCTGTTGGTCGCACCAAGGCAGCCAACATCAAAGGGCCGATGCGCGGCGGGATTCGGTTTTGATCTGTGCCTTGCTACCACCCGTTAAAGGCCTACAGGTCTGATTCCGGGGAAGTCGTTTTCCACAATGCCAAGGTTGACGGCGATACCATTGAATTACCCTGTGGACGGTGTATCGGATGCCGCCTGGAGCGATCTCGACAGTGGGCTATTCGATGCATTCATGAGGCCCAGCTACATGAGGACAATGCGTTTATCACTCTTACCTACAAGGATATGCCGGAGGGCGCTTCCTTGGATTATCGGGACTTCCAGCTGTTTATGAAGCGGTTGCGAAAGCATGCTAAGAAGCCCGTTCGTTTTTTTATGTGTGGCGAGTATGGTGAGCGTCTCGGTCGTCCTCATTTTCATGCTTGTTTGTTTGGGTATGATTTCCCGGATAAGCTCGTATGGTCTAAGGGGGACAAGGGGGCCAGGTTGTATCGTTCCCCCTCTTTAGATAAGCTGTGGCCATTCGGTTTTTCTACTATCGGGCCTGTTAATTTTGAAACAGCTGCCTACGTTGCACGTTACGTCACCAAAAAGGTGACTGGTGATGCAGCTGAGGCCCATTATCGTTATATTGATCCTGATGGCGTTGTATCCAATCGTCAGCCCGAGTTTTGCCATATGTCTCTTAAACCTGGCATCGGTGCTGACTGGCTACGCCTATTTCACAAGGATGTTTTTCCACGTGGCCACGTGGTTTTGCCTAATGGCAGTAAGGGTTCATTACCCCGTTATTACAAGAAGTATTTTTCCAAGATGCTCGAATATGACCAAGTTGAGTATCAATCCTATCTACATGCTCAGGCTACGGCACAAGATCGGACCCCTGAGCGTCTAGCAGTCCGTGAGCTGGTCGCAAACTCTCGTAATTCACTATCGTCAAGGAGTCTTAAATGATTTACACAATCGTCAGTGTTTTTGATCGCGCAGCACAGGCCTTCGGTCGCCCCGTTTACACCAACAGCAAGGGGCTGGCTATTCGTTCGTTTTCGGATGAGGTTAACCGTTTGGATAAGGACAACCAGATGAATACTCATCCGGAGGATTTTGATTTGTTTCTGTTGGGCACGTTTGATGATTCTAATGGTTTGTATGTTCTGGAAACCCCGCCTTCGATGCTTCAGCGGGCGCAAGACGTTAAGCAGTAATTGAGACAAGGGGAAGGGCACGATTGCTTGCAATCGTGTTTTTCCCCGCGTCAGTCCAAATTAGACGGGAGTAGATGCTTATGATGATGCACAAAAACAGGTCGGTCGATGTTCACCAGTTCGCTATGGTGCCCAAGGCCGATATTCCGCGGAGTTCGTTCGTTCGGCAGTTCACTCACAAGACTACGTTTGACGCTGGATTTCTCGTTCCTATCTATGTGGACGAGGTTCTCCCTGGCGATACTTTTAATTGCAAGATGACTGCATTTGCTCGTCTCGCTACGCCTATTTTCCCCATCATGGACAACATGTTCCTTGATTCTTTTTTCTTTTTCGTTCCGAACAGGTTGGTCTGGAACAATTGGGAAAAGTTTATGGGCGAGCAGGACAATCCCAATGCCTCTATCTCTTTCTCTATTCCTCAACAGGTTTCGCCAGCTGGTGGTTATGCCCCTAATTCCCTTCAAGATTACATGGGTCTTCCGACTGCCGGTCAGGTCGGTGCTGGTAATACCGTTTCGCACAATGCGCTGTTTCTGCGTGCCTACAATTTGATTTGGAACGATTGGTTCCGTGATCAGAATTTGCAGAACTCTGCCACTGTCGATCGCGGCGATGGCCCTGATACTGTGGCTAACTACACGCTCCGGCGCCGCGGTAAGCGTCATGACTATTTTACTTCGGCCCTGCCTTGGCCCCAGAAAGGCGGCACTGCGGTTTCGCTACCGCTTGGCACTAGCGCTCCTATCAAGTCGCTGAATGCTGGTTCCGGTGCTGCTACTGTTAATCGCGTTGATGCTAACGTTAATACCCAGTTGACTTGGGGTGCTGGAACTGTTGCCCAGGCTGGTATCTATGCCGATCTGTCGGCCGCCACTGCTGCAACAATTAACCAGCTGCGGCAGTCATTCCAGATTCAAAAGCTGCTCGAGCGTGATGCGCGTGGTGGCACTCGTTACACGGAGATCGTGAGGGCACATTTCGGTGTTGTTTCTCCTGATGCTCGTCTCCAGCGTCCTGAGTATCTTGGCGGCGGCTCGGCTCCGCTCGTCGTTTCGCCTATTGCGCAGACTTCCGGCACTGGTCTTACTGGCGGCACTACGCCTCTTGGTAACCTTTCTGCTATCGGCACTGCTATTGCTAATGGCCATTCTTTCACTCAGTCTTTCACTGAGCATGGGATGATTATTGGCCTTGTTTCTATTCGTGCCGATCTGACGTATCAACAGGGCTTGCGCAAAATGTGGTCGCGCAATACCCGTTATGATTTTTACTTTCCGGCTTTCGCTGCTTTGGGTGAGCAGGCTGTTAACAACAGGGAGATCTATTGCGATGGGTCTGCGAACGATGCGGGAATCTTTGGTTACCAGGAGCGGTGGGCGGAGTATCGTTATCTCCCCTCACAGATTACGGGTCTATTCCGCTCTACGTCGGCGGGAACTATTGACGGCTGGCATCTCGCGCAGCGTTTCACCACGCTCCCCACGCTTAACACAACTTTTATTGAGGACACTCCCCCAGTGTCGCGAGTCGTGGCCGTTGGTGCAGCTGCTAACGGAAAGCAGTTCATTTTTGACTCGTTTTTCGAAAACCGCACTGCTCGTCCGATGCCGCTCTATTCGGTTCCGGGTCTTATTGATCATTTCTGAGGCACAAAAAAATGGGATTATTGGACAGTGTTTTAGGTCCAGTCCTGGGGTTTATCGGTGGTGAACG